CCCTATCGAAAGGTTCCTGAGCCCCCCAATCAACTTAGAGTCGTTACAACCGACCTCATCGAAGGTTTGGAGCAAATTGTTCTCCCAGAAATCCGGCGGTGGATTCCTCCAAGTCTACTCAAGAACGGGTCGTGGGAAGATAGCTACTCTAGTCGAAAACGTCTCCTAACTCTGAGCAACAAGTCATTCATTGAATTTATGACTTATGAGCAACAGTTACAGCAATTCGCCGGAACTTCTCGTACAGCTATATGGTTTGATGAAGAGCCCCCCAAGGAAATCTGGACAGAATGCTTAGCCCGTCTTGTAGACCAGGGTGGTTCTTGGTGGATTACTATGACACCTGTTGATGGGATGACTTGGGTTTATGATGATTTATACAGTCGGGCTGCGCTAGATGACAGTATTATGGTCATTGAAGTCGATATGCTTGACAATCCTCATATCATTGAAGAGTCCGCAGAAGATTACTTAGGGGGTCTGTCAAAGGAAGAGCGGCAGATTAGAGAGCATGGAAGATTCATCAGCAAGACTGGATTGGTTTATGCTCCCCATCTGAGAGCTATACACGTCTTACCGGAGATTGAGCCTGTAGGATCGTTTTTGCAGTTCGAGTCTATGGATCATGGTTTTACGAATCCTACAGCTTGGTTATGGATGCAGGTTAATAAAGACGGTGATTTATTTGTCTATGATGAATATTATGAGTCTGAGAGGGTAGTTGCGGAGAACGCTCTAGCTGTTATACAACAACGTTCTACGCATGGTTTAGGGCCGCTGTATGTAGTAGGTGATCCAGCTATAGAACAGAAGAGTCCTATTTCTGGCGAGAGTATCCAGATTGAGTATGTTAGGAATGGCATACCAATTATCCCTGCGAATAATGATGTAAAGACTGGGATTAACAGAGTAATTTCTCTGCTCCGTGGGTCTAAAATTGATGGGGAATATTACAAGCGTCCTAAGTTGTTTATCTCTGAAAGCAAGTGTCCATTCTTACTGTGGGAAATGAGAAAGCTACAGTATGCTGCTTGGCACTTGAAGAAAATGCGGGCTGAAAGGAATAGAAAGGAAGAGATACTTAAGAAGGACGATCATTTAAGTGACGCTCTAAGATATGGAGTATTAAGCAGACCTGAAAGGGATGATGGCGTTTGGTATCCCGAGCCAGACGATCAGTACGACTCGGAAGGGTTTAGGCTTGATTATTCGGTCGGTACATGGGATACTAGGTTAGCACCCGTCCCTGGAATACCTAAGAACGATAAGATAAGTGATATGTCTTTAGGAGACGAATTTTAATATGGAATGGCCTTTCGATAGAATTTATATTCCAAGAGAACCAACAATGGATTTAGCTTGGGCAGCGGGCATAGCAGAAGGGGAAGGTTCTTTTTATATAGCTAAAAGAAAAAAGACTGATAGATTTCATTTCGCTTTGAAGATGACTGATAGTGATATCGTAGTTAGATTCTCAGAGGTATTTGACAATCTGTCTATGCCAGTGTATGTTGCAACTAGAGATTTAGGTCACAAGGCCGTTTACACCTGCTTCGCCTACAAACAAATACAGGCTATTCAAGTAGCTGGTGATCTATGGTTCAATTTAGGTTTTAGACGTAGGGAACAAATCACCCGAGGAATAATTCTTATCGAAGAACAAAGAGTTTTTCATGGCCTCGATGATTTGAGGATTAATAGTGGCACCACAACTTTGGCATAATAAAGGAACAGTCTTATGGACTGACTACTGTGGAATTTCGGGCCGGTCGGTTGATACAAAATATGTGGATGCTAGAGTAGAATTATACTCTGGCAGACCTTTATTTATCGGAAACACTCAGGTTGAAGAGTGGGCTCGTGATTTAGGAATGGAGTATCCTTCACAAGATAGCGAGATTCTTCGTGAGCAGAATGCATATCTGCTAGAAGCTCTTACACGTTGGGAGCAGATATTTAATGTCTTGGGCTCAGTTGGCATTACTTTGTCTGACGATCTTTCTGAGTACATTGGTTCTATCCGGCCTAGTCTGGATGCAATCAAGGCTAAGTTTACAGACTCATCAGACTCTGATAGAAATTCAGCAGAGAATGATAGATCGTCTACTGAATCGAGTTCAGAGTCAGGACCCGTACACTCTGAGCGTGATGGAACAGACGACGAAGCCTTACGATCAGACGGATCAATCAAACTTGGTCTCGGATAGCTTATTTGGTCCAGGAATGTCGGATGAAAAAGATTGGGCTGTTGAAATGGGTTGGAATCCGAATGAAATGCAAGATGGTTTGCCTCCAGATGCAATCCTGTTCGGTATGAATGCTGATACAGGGGAAAGTGAAGAAATAGATGAATCTTGAAGAGTTAAAGGCTAAGATCGAGAGAGACTTAATTAATCATCCTCCTGATTCTAAAACTCAGGGAAAGATGGAGATTCTTCGTGGCGCTTACCACGAAGTTCTTTTGACGTTCGATAATGTTTGTAAGGATGAAAATTCTCGCGAACTTTCTCTTGCCTTCACAAACTTAGAGCAGAGCTTAATGTGGGGGATTGCTCACTTAGCTCGTACAAATTTTGATGAGTTAAATAGAACAGAAGCTCTATCCAAAGCGGCTGAGAGCGTCTAATTATGACCGATACTTCCCAAATGGTACAGACTCCATCTGAGAGTCCTTTAGCTAGCTTAGGTCAAAGCTTAACTACAGGTGCTCGAAATGGAACTGTGTCAATAACTGCCGCAATGCGGGCACATTTACATGGGAAGTATCTCGGTCAACTTAGTGCGGCTAGAACTAATAGGGCAGCATTTGAGAGGGAGTGGTACACTAACCTTGCTTTCTATTTCGGAAACCAATGGATTAGTTGGCAAACAACCGGATCGTTTTATCGTATGGTTGTTCCACCGGCTCCTAGTTGGCGCTCTCGTCCTATTCGTAATCGCATCCGCCCTCTCATTCGTAAAGAAGTTAGTCGTCTTACTAAAAACAGACCACAGGGATATGTTATCCCCGAAACAACCGAGTCAGAAGATATGGCTGCATCTTCGGCCGCTGACCAAATTTATCAAGCTAAGTGGCATGATTTAGTAGGCGATTTTAATGTAAAGCGGGCTGTTTGGTGGGCTTGTGTCTGCGGAACAAGTTTCATCAAAGACTGGTATGATCCATATGCGGTTGATAAAGACGGAAAACCCGGTAAAATCAAACTCGATGTACTGTCACCCTTCCACGTTTTTGTACCGGACTTATCCTTGGAAGTTCTCGAAGAACAAGAATGGATTGCTCAGGGTAATATCCGATCAGCCACCTGGCTAAACGGTGTATTCGGTACACAAATTAAGGAAGACGAACAAACACAATCAGCTTCTCCAGATTGGGAGCAAAGATTATTCAGGGCGCAGGGTCTACAGGGAAAAATGACTACACGCAGAGGCGTGTTGGTCTATGAGCTTTATATTAAGGGGAATACAGATTTCCCCTCTGGTTCACGAATGGTTCTTACGGACAAAGAAATCATCTATCTGCGAGACTATTCTACAGACGGCCCTGAATACCAGCATGGAGAATATTGCTTCTCAAAAATCGACCATATGCAGACCGGACGATTCTACGGTCAATCAGTTATCGTAGACTTAGTTCCGCCACAAAAGGAATTTAATAGATCACGTGGTCAGATTATTGAAGCAAAGAACCGTATGGCGAAGCCTATGCTTGTGGCTCCCAAGGGTTCAATAGATGCCGCAAAAATAACTTCGGCTCCGGGGCAAGTAATCTTCTATACTCCGGGGTTCGTGCCTCCTGCTCCACTTCCTATTCAGCCTCTTCCGAACTATGTTCTACAAGAACTAGATAGAGATGTGCTGGATATGTCAGATATGATTTCTCAGCACGAAATTTCTCGTGGTGAAGCTCCTGGCAGAGTTGAAGCAGCTACGGCTATTTCCTTCCTGCAAGAGCAGGATGATTCGATCCTTTCGTTTACGATCGAGACTATCGAAGGGGCTGTAGAGAAGGTTGGTCGGCATATTTTAAGTCATGCCAACGAATTTTGGGACGAAGAACGTCTTGTTAAAGTTGTTGGCACTAATGGTATTCTTGAAGCAGCGGAGTTCTCAAAATCTGATTTGCGTGGTAATACAGACTTTAGAGTCATTCGAGGTTCTGGACAGCCTCGTAGTATTGCTGCCATGCAAGCTCAAATTATGGATTTGATGGCGCAAGGATTCATTCCTCCCGATAAGGGAATGCAAATGATGAATCTTGCAGCTACAGATAGGCTTTGGGAAGAATTATTAGTTGACCAACGTCATGCTGAACGTGAAAACTTAATGTTAGCTAAGGTTCAACCTCCACCGGAGGAAGAAGCTCAGGCTAGAATGGAAGAACTACAGCAACAGCCTGGGGCAGAAATGTTGTCCCCTGATATGCTGTTTAAGAATGCAATTCAAGCTTATGCTTTGCCTATTAATGTATATGACAATAATTTAGCTCATATTGCAGAACATGAGCGTTGGTTAAAGTCATCTAGTTCTCGAATGTTGCATCCGATCGTTAGAGAGCTTGCAATAATTCATACCTTGATGCATTATCAAGCGGAGGCTTTACAGGCTGGAATTCAGCTTGATATGTGGGACCCGAGATTGATGGGAGTTATTCGTGGAGTTGCTCCACCGCCACCACAATCTATGGAAGATGCATCATCAATGGCTGGTCAAGTTTCACAAGAACAACAAGCAATAGCATCAGCAGGAGGATAAAGTGAGCATTTTTGGCAGTGAATCAGAAACCACAGAAACCGAAGAGGTTCCAGAAGGCGAAGAGACAGAAGAAGGTACGGAAGAAGGAACGGGAGAGGAAGTTCAGGAATCTGTCGAACTCGTCCCCGGAGAATTTGAAACAGCCGCCTCAGATGAACCAGTAGAAGAAACTGTTTTTGAACTTCCAGCTGACTTTGATCCGGCTACAAGTGCCATCCCTGGCAATTTTAATGTGGATAAGTTTGAGCAGCCCGAAGCAGCAGAAGAGGAAGAGGAAGAGGAAGCTCCGGCCTAATGCCTGTTACGGATTGGACAGAAACGGGGACGGGACTTTTTGGAGCGCCTCCTAATTGTGGAGCGGGTTGTTCTGCCAATTCTTGGAACGTTCCATCCTATGATCCAGATAGAGATTCTATCCCGTCTCTTCAAATAGGTTTGATAGATAAGCTGCCTCAATCTCCACCCCTTGTGGGCCTTTTAATGGATTATAAGGCAGCAGAATTTCCTGTTGCGGACCCAGGGTCTTGTCATCTTATTGATGAAATGGGGTCAAAGATTTGGCCTACTAATCCTGCTCAAAACGGATATCTTTCTTTTGCTACATTGGACCTTGGTTCTACAGATCAGTTAGCAGAATTTGAATTTTGGCAAAGTAAACTTCCTGCTTATTTGTCTATACAAGTGCCTACTGGTATTCTTGTATGGCAAGTTTTTGATATAAGCTTTGATACTGGTAAGGCTTTTGTA